TGGATACGCCCCAGAAAGCCACACGCAGTCCTATGAATCCCGAGGACCTGCACCTGCTGGAAAACAAGACGCAAAATAGGATACAAATCAAGGTTGCCTGAGCCGGGAAGGAAACCTCTGCCCGAAAAGAGAAACCCCTCGGCGCGAAAGAGAAACCCTTAAGAAACGGCAGGAAACCCCTGCGTGTAATAGACAGCAAAACAGCCCGGTCGTCAGTATGTTAACTGGTTGCCAGGCTGTTTCTCTTATGCCTTGATTTCCTGTCCGTTGCGAAAAGTGAAGCGGATGTCGTCCGCGGCGTAGACCGTCAGATGGTCTACGAGGCTGTTGAAGGCGTCGAGGGAGAATTCCGTCATGCTGTCGGGTGTTTTCTCGAATGCCTGGAGGAAGTCCTCGACTCCGGCCTTTCGGGATTGTGTTTCGTGAATCTGTTCGTTAAGTTCGTCGATGCGTGTCTTGAGCTTGTCGTAGCGCGCTGAGAGGTCATCGTAGCGTTTCTGGTAATCGGTCTGGTCGAGTGGCGTGCGGGCATTCTCCGCAATGTTCTGCTGGACGGCCTCCGCAACAATCTGTGCTTCTTCGATGAGATGGTCGCGTTCGGATTCCAGCTTGCCCGTAGTGAAGAGAAGACCGAGCATTTCACGCCCGTTGGCGATGACCTCGGCTTTCGTTTCGAGGAGCTTGTTCACCGCAGACAGGAACGCGGCTTTTACATCGTCGTCTGTCAGTGCGGGTGTGGAGCATCTGCTGTCTCCGTCGTACTTGTGGTTGCACCGCCAGATGGTCTTCCGGTATTTGCTGTTGGAATGCCAGACCTTGGAGCCGTAGAAGGAACCGCACTGGCCACACCTGATTCTGCTGGAGAAAGCGTGTACTCCGCTGTGGTAGTTCCTGCCTTTCCCGCGCCGCTCCATTTCACGCTGCGTCATATCGAAGGTCTCCGGAGGGATGATTGCTTCGTGGTCGCCTTCCACATAGTATTGCGGGATTTCACCCTCGTTGACTTTCGGCTTCTTTGTGAGGTAGTCGCTGATGTATGTCTTCTGCAGGAGCGCATCGCCCTTGTATTTCTCGTTGCTGAGAATCGACTTGACGGTGCTGACGTTCCACTTGTCCTTGCCGCCTGGTGTTTTGACGCCGTCGGCTGTGAGCTGGGTGGCGATGCCGTTGTAGGTCATTCCCTGCAGGAAGAGCCTGTAGATGCGCTTGATGATTTCCGCTTCATCCGGGTTGACGATGAGCTCGCCGTTCGGTCCGCGGTCGTAGCCGAGGAACCGTTTGAACGGAACCGTGACCTTGCCGTCCGCGAACCGCTTGCGTTGTCCCCAGGTGCAGTTCTCGGAAATCGAGCGGGATTCCTCCTGGGCGAGGCTGCTCATGATTGTGATGAGCAGTTCTCCCTTGCCGTCGAAGGTCCAGATGTTCTCCTTCTCGAAGTAGCATTCGACGCCGTTTTCCTTGAGCTTGCGAATGGTGGTGAGGCTGTCGACGGTGTTCCGGGCGAAGCGGCTCACACTTTTGGTGACGATGAGGTCTATCTTCCCGGCGAGCGCGTCCTCGACCATCGTCTGGAATCCGATTCTCTTCTTGATGCCGGTTCCGCTGATGCCTTCGTCCGTGTAGACTTTTACGAATTCCCAGTCGTCGCGTGACTTGATGTAGTTGGTGTAGTAGTCTATCTGCGCCTCGTAGCTGGTGAACTGGTCGTCGTGGTCGGTTGAGACGCGGGCGTATCCGGCTACGCGGCGTTTCTTCTTCTCGGTGATGGGAGTGGATGTGAAGCGCATCCGGGATGCGGGGATTGTTGTTACCTTTTTCTGCGTCACCATTTCTTCTCACTCCTTATCTGCTTCATCCGCCTGCTGGCAGCCTCCCGAGATTCGGGCGTCACCTTGCTTTTCATGATGCGGCTCATCCGTTCCTTATGCTCATCCGACCAGGCGCGGCCTTCCTTCCGGTACTCATATTCCCGTTCGATTGTCGTTCCGTCCGTAAAATGGAAAGTCAGATGCGTTCCGTTCCTGACGCTGATGTGGTCGACTTTCTGGAGGAACGCGCTCTCGTCGAACGTCTCCATTCCGAGGACTTCCGCAGCTATCTCGCGCATATGGTCGTCGCGCAGTCCCTTGACTGTGCAGCCGTTCCTGTCGGCGCACCGCCAGTAGGCGTTCCTGCTGCCGTCCGCCATCGTCTGAGACTGCTTGCGGTAGTTGCATCCGCAGTGTTCGCAGCGGATTTTCGTGGTGAAGCAGGTGATGTCATCCCGTGTGGCAGGGTGCGTTTTCCTGTAGTCTGATGCGCGTTTCCTGCATTCCGGTGTCCAGCTTTCCTTCTTCGCATTCCGCTCCCAGTGGTGTTCAAGCGTGGTGCCGTCAGTGAATTCGAAGAGCATGGTTCCGGCTTCGGGAATGGTTATCTGCTTCACCCTTTCTGAGAAAACTTCCTCGTCGAATTCAGGGGTTTCGAGAACCTTGGCACATTCCTCCTTGAGGACATCCTCGCGGATGATACCCGTGCCGCATACCGGGCAGTTGTTCTTCTTGTGCGTCGTGCATGTCCAGAACGTGTATTTCTCGCCGAGCCGGCTGATTTTCGCACGATTCCTGCGTGTGGAGCGGACGAAGCTTCTGTCGCACTGTCCGCATTTGATTTTCGTGGAGAAGCAGTTCAAGGTCAGCGCCTTGTTGGCGAAGCAGCCGAGCTCCCTGCGGCGTGCCATTTCGGATTGCACGTAGTCGAAGGTCTCCTTGCTGATGATGGCCTCATGCGTGTCCTCCACATAGTACTGTGGAAGTTCGCCGCGATTCTTGCGTCTGTGCTTCTCGATCGGGTCGCTGGTGAATTCCTTCTGGAAGAGCATGTTTCCCGTGTAGGTGATGTTCTCGAGAATCTTCCTGATGTTGGAATCCTCCCAGCGGCATCCCTGTCGTGTGGTGATTCCCTCGGCTGCAAGTTCCCGTTCTGTTTCAAGCCGTGACTTTCCGTCGAGGAAGTTCTGGAAGATGCGTCGCACGACGGCGGCCTCCTCGGGAACGGGAACGAGGATGTCGCCTTCCCACCGGTAGCCGTAGATCTGGAAATGTCCGCATGCGTCAGGCATTCCGGCCTGCATGCGTTTTCTTATTCCCCATTTCACGTTCGTGGAGATGCTTTCCGACTCGCTCTGCGCGAATGATGCAAGCAGGGTGAGCATGACCTCGCCGTCGCCGGACAGGGAGTTGATGTGCTCCTTCTCGAATCGCACCTCGATGCCCAGCTTCTTCAAGTGCCGGACAGTCTCCAGCAGGTCGACCGTATTCCGTGCGAACCGGCTGATGCTCTTGGTGAGGATGATGTCTATCTTCCCGGCTTCGCAGTCGGCGAGCATTCTCTGGAATTCGGGACGTTTCACAGTGCTGGTGCCGCTGATGCCTTCGTCAGCGTAGACGCCTGCGTACTGCCATTCCGGGTTCTTCTGAATGAGTGCCGAGTAGTAGCTGACCTGCGCGGAAAGCGAGTGGTGCAGCTTCTCGGTCTCCATTGACACGCGCGCGTATGCGGCGACCTTCTTCCTTTGTGGCAGAGCCTTGATTTCAGGCTCGATTTTCGTGATTTTCGGCATTGTATCACTCCTTTCGTCTTGTCTATCTATCACTCTGTTTCGGACACATAGCAAGCGTTACGGGGATAATAATGTGCCGATTATCGGGCTGTATTTCTCCTTCATTCTGGTGTCAATGACCGCGTACTCTTTCTCGGTGATAAGACCGTTTTCAAGCATCATCCGGAACATTTCCATGCTTGCCTGGTAGAGCTTCTCCCGTTCGAACTGCTCGTCACTCATGCTCGTCACCTCCCTTGAATCGGTCGGCGATGTAGCATGCGTGGGAGCAGTACTTGCGGTGACTGTTTCCGTAGGCCGTGAATGATTTTCCGCAGTGGGCGCATGTGAAATGGTAGATTGCTCCGGGTCTGCGATGGACTTTCTCCGGGTGATGGTTCCACCAGTCCTGGCAGCACCTGCCTGAGCAGAACAGGACCGGTTTCCTGCCCGGCTGCTGGGTGATGGGAGAGCCGCAGTTTCTGCAATGGTTCGGATCGCCGCCGAGGTTGCTCCTGGCGGGCTCGTTCTTCTTTGGCTTGATCATTCCTTTGCGGCGGCAGAAGGAGACAACCTGATTCTTCGTGAGATTGAGCCTGTCTGCAATCTGCCTGTAACTGTCCCCGTTCCGGCGGAGCGCGATGATTTCCTTCTTCTGTTCTTCCGTCACTGTTGCTCGCCTCCTTCACCATACGGACATTTGGAGGCCGTTTTGATGGGGTGTTCAGGTAAGAAAAGGCGGCAGAAACGAAAAAAGCCCGCTGACCTTCCGGGAAAGGAAAGCCAGCGGGTTTTAGAAGTGATGTGGTTATTTGACGCGAATCCGCCATCCGACCTGGATGAGATTCACGTTCTTGATAAGCGAGCTGTTCAGCTTCTGGATCGCGGATACGGACGTACCGTATTTCTTTGCAATGCCGGAGAGCGTATCGCCGCGCTGAACCGTGTAGTAGGTTGCCGTCGTTTTCTTGGCTGTCGATCCGAGCTTCTCGTTGACCTTGGCCTGCACGGCGTTGTAGTCGTATCCGGCGGCAGTCAGACGATTCTTGCGGTTCGTCCCGTTGCCCCATTTCCCTGCAATGACCTCTGAAGCAATCTCGTCAACAGACTTCTTCGCGGTCGAGTTCGTCGTGCTGTTTGACGTGACGCTCTTGCCGTATCCGTTGAATCCGCCGCTCCTGATGACCGCCGGGAAGTCGATGTAGGAGTAGTCCATGTCGACGTTCCCGCCGATGCCGCTGACCTTGCCTTTGGATGAGTACTGCCAGATTCCGTAAGCGCCGGAGTAGCTGCATTTGCTCGACCACTGCGCCACCCAGACAGTGAACCGCTTCTTCACAGCGTCCGATACCACGGAGTTCAGGCTGGAAAGCGAAGTGTAGAAACCTGCGTAGTAGCCACAGCTCTCCAGTTCGGTGCAGAACGCCGTGATGAGGCTTGAGCAGAAGTCACGCCCCTTGGAGAGCTGGGACTTCTCTTCAATGTCGAAATAGACCGGGTAGTCGAGCTGTTTGCCGGAGAGCACCTTGGCGCATGTCTGCGCTTCCTGCTTTGCTCCGGCTGCGGACGTGGCGTAGCTGTACCAGTACGCGCCGACGTGGAGCCCTGCGGCTTTTGCCTTCTGATAGTTCGTATCAAAATACTTATCCTTGTTTCCGTTTCCGTATCCGGCGCGGATGATCACGAAATCAATGCCGGATGATTTCACCTTGGCAAAGTTGATGCTGTTTCCCTGCCAGACGGATACGTCGATTCCCTTGTATGCCATTACTGTTCCTCCTTGTCGTTTCTGTCGTGAAGCTGTTCGAGCACGTCCTTGAGCTTGCCGGGTATCGGCAGTCCGAGGTGCGCAGCGTTCTCTGTGAGGGACAGGCCCTCATTGCTGATATAAAAGAAGATGATCGCCGTTCTCAGCACGCCCTCATGTCCCAGCACATGGATATCGAGAATGTTGGCGATGCCGACCAGTATGAAGATCAGCACCTTGCGGCAGATGCCCTTGAATCCAACAGCTGACGAGAGCTTCTTGTCCGCGATGGCGCAGAGCACGCCGGTGATGTAGTCGCAGACCACGAAGATAATCAGCGCGATCAGCAGCCCGTCGCAGCCTCCGAGAAAGTAGCCGAGCCATCCGCCTATGGCGGCGAAGATGAGCTGAATTGTGTTCCAGAATTCCTTCATCAATATGTCCCTCCTTTGATTTTTGGTAAAAAATAAGGTCGCCAGCGTTATTGCTGACAGCCTTGGAAAACTGTGTGGTTTATGAAGTTATGAGGTGTCGGTCTGTTTTGGCAATGCCTCCCAGAGCCTTAAATCCTCCTGTCCGAGCGACCAGATGGCGATGCCCCGGAGTCCCCAGTGGTACGCGGCCTGATTCGCCCAGTAGACGAGCGAGTCGACGTCCTGATAGTAGAGGATGGAGAATCCGTCCGCATCGCCGAGGAACAGGCGCGAGATCCAGATGTCGATGTCCTTCGGCGTGACCGTCACGGTGTAGTCGTTCCCGCATTCGAGGTCGAGCTGACCTGAGTGGTAGAACTCGTAGTCCATCGAAATGGAATCAGACCGTGTCGCGGATTCCTCAATGTCCGAGGTCAGCGTGAACACCTGAAACTCGTCATCCCAGGTGACATTGTTCCGGCTGATTCTGCCGTACTGTGTAACCGAGCCGTCCGGGAAAGTGACATCGAACCGTTCATATGGCTCATACGTCCAAGCATCGCCCATGCGGAGCAGTTCGCAGATTGTTCTCTGGTCTGACTGGTATCCTGCGGTTCCTCCGCTGAATCCGCTGACGGTGGCTGTGAACCGCAGCGTATTTGACGCGCCGGAATAGACGCGCACCGTGCTGTCTCTGATCCGCATCTCGATGGTGTAGGTTGTCGGATCAGTTCTCAGGTTGGAAGATGCCGTCTGACTGATGCTCTGGCTGTAGCTTCCGAGTCTGGTGCTGCCGTTCCACAGCTCCACGGCCTGACTGTCGTAGTTCAGGCAGCAGAAAAGACTGCCGCAGAAGATTCCAGCCTTGCCGGTACTTCCTGCCGGGAATGCCAATCTTGCCCGAAGGTGGATGTCCCTGAATCCTTCGTAATTCCAAGCGAACTGCCCGCTGCCGTCGAGCTGAGAATAAACACGGGATTCGGAATACTCGTCAGACCGCCAGACTTTCCACGAGCCTGACAATGTCTGCCAGTACCCGGTTTCGAGCATGCCGTAGTCCTCGAAATCCTCATACCAGATGAGCGCGGAGTCCGGCTTCCGGCGCAGGACTTCGGTTGTGAGCTTGAAGCCCTTGTCAGGCTGGCACTGGTTTCCGTCCACGTCGATGAAGTGACGCGGAGACAGCGTGAACGACGCGCTCCCGGCGGACGGTTCCTCGCTGAACCCCGAGCAGACGCGGAACCCGTAGAACTGCACGCCCTTCACATCAACCGACACCGTGATGGTATGAGTCCCGGCGGATAATGAAATGCCGTCCGCAAGTGAAGCCCAGAAGGTGCTTCTCCAGTACGGCCACCACAGACGGAACTCCGTGAAATGACTCTGCGATCCGTCAATTGACAC